CGGTCTTGAAGGTGTCGCAGCTATCTATGCACACCGGCACACCGGCCAGCGGCGCGACTGACGTTGATTTGTTCGTCAGCACCACGCAGGATGACCCGACTGGATCGCCAACTTGGACTGCTTATCGGCAGTTTGTGGTCGGCACCTATACAGCAAGGGCGTTGCGCTTTAGGGCTGTTCTGACAAGCACTGACAGCGCAGAAACACCGGCCATTGAGGAATTGACCGCAGAGATGCGTTTGCCGACCAGAACGCAAAGCGATAACGATATTCAAAGCGGCGCAGGATCAAAGGTTGTGACCTTCACCACGCCATTCAAGGCACTGAACGCAGTGTCAATTTCGGTCGGGGATATGCAGTCGGGCGATTATTATGCTATAACTAGCAAGTCGGCATCTGGGTTCACGATCACGTTTTACAATAGCAGCAACGCAGCGGTTGATCGTTTGTTTGATTACGTTGCAACGGGGTTCTAAATGTCACAGCACGATTTTAACATTGCCAACCAGACTTTTCCCAGCTTTCGGGCTGATCTGAATGATGCGTTAGTTGCGGCTGCAACGATGAGCGCGGGTTCATCTGCGCCGACAACGCCATACGCTTATCAGCTTTGGTTTGATACTACAGACGGGTCTTGGAAAGTTAGAAACAGCGGCAATACTGCTTGGATAACCACTATTAAAACTGATCCATCTACGGGTGCGTTTTCTTCACTTGGCATTGACGATAACGCCACAAGCACTGCGATGACACTGGATGCAAGTGGAAACGTGCTGGTGGGTACGATTACGGGCGGTGGAACAATCGGCACTTACAATGGCTTTGGCGCTTTAGCTGGTGGTACAATATTTAGCTCCGCTACGTCAAATCGAAGCATTTTTGCTAGGCGCAGCACCGATGGCTCTATTATTGAGTTCCGCAAAGACGGCACGACTGTCGGGTCTATTGGGGCTAACAGTTCTGCGCTGACTGTTGGAACAGGTGATACTGGCGTTGTATTCTTTGACAGTATTGACAGCATTGCGCCATTAAACACTAGCACTAACAGCGGTCGTGATGCAGCAATTAATCTTGGGGCTTCTTTTCTCCGCTTCAACAACCTCTACCTATCCGGCGGTGTCTACTTGGGCGGCACAGGTTCGGCTAATCATCTGGATGATTATGAAATAGGATTTTTTACTCCGTCATTTACGCTAGGTAGTGGAACTGCTACTGGAGCCGCTTATGGTAGATATATAAAAGTCGGTCAACTTGTCTATGTAACTTTTTACCTACAAATAACCTCTGGGTCTGGCACTATTGATTACATAACTAATTTACCTTTTGCTTCTGAAAACTCAGGAAGTTGGGCTGGAATAGGTAGTGTTCGTGAAACTTCACAAACAGGCTATCAATGGCACCCCTATGTCATTGAAAATCAAAATTATATGCTTCTTAGAAGATATGACAATACAGGGGCATTTGCGACTAATTATACTTGGACAGGGTCAGTTACTTACACAACACCATAATCTGATTGGACATCAGGTCGGACAGTCCAACCATCAAAGGAGATAAACAGATGGCACTAACAGAAGAAACAATCCAAGACAAAATCGAAATCGTAGGCGACTACAAGCACGTTCAAGTACGCACCGCAACGGTCATCAAGCGTGATGACGTTGAGATTAGCCGTAGCTTTCATCGGCACGTTGTAGCACCTGACGCAGACATCACTGGCGAAAGCGCAGAGGTTCAAGCTATCTGTGCAGCGGTACACACACAGGCTGTTAAGGATGCCTATGCAGCGCATCTTGCAGCACAGGCTGCTGAGATGGCACCGGCTGAAGAACCGGTGGTTGAAGGCGGCGAATAATGAACGAAGAAAACAAGGTCATCATTGACGTTGCGGCTGGGACAGGCACATTTGCTGCGTGGATCGGTATGGCACCGGACATTGTGGCTATTGCAACGGGCGTCTGGGTGCTGATCCGTATCTGGGAAACCGACACAGTTAAGTTTTTAACTGGTCGCAAAGACGATGTTTAAGGCAATCGTTCTGGCTTGCGTTATTGGCGCACCGAATGATTGCATAGAATTTCATTCGATTATCTACAGTGAAACGCGGGAAGCTTGCCGGTCACGCGCGATGACTATGGCAAAGGACGTTGGGGAGCTTGTTAATTTGATGCCGATGAAGTGGCGGTGTCAGCGACTTGCGGAAGGTCAATTGTCTTGGAACCAGTCACAGCGGCACTTGCTGGCATCAGTTTAGTCAAAGCCAGCGTTGATTTTATCAAGCAAAACATAAACACCGCTAAAGATATTGGCGAGATCGCCGGTCAGATAGATGCCCTGTTTACCGGCCAAAAACAGGTGCAGGAAGCCAGCAACCGTAAATCCGGTGTTGGGATAGCCGATCAGTTTGGCGTGCAGTCTGTGGCTAAAGAAATGATTGATGCGAAGCTTGCGGCAGAACAGCTTGCCGAAGTTGCGCGAATGGTTGACTTCCGTTTTGGCAGCGGGACTTGGGCTGCGATATTAGCAGAACGGCAAAAGCGCATCCAAGAAGCTAAAGAAGCGCGTGCAAGGGCAAGAAAACTAGAACAGCAACGCCAGCAAGAGATGCTAGAAAATGTGAAATTTGGGGCTATTGTTATTGGCTGCATTGTGGTTATCATTGGGCTGTTTTTGGCTATAATGATAGAGGCGGCATCTGCTATTGTTAATTAGCGCAACCACAAAAGGTTTGATGGGGGAATTTTATGCGGCAGGGGCGATTTTGTCTTTTGGCACCCATAAAGTATCTCTTTGCCAACAGGACGCTGTCGATTTGGTGGCTTTCAATTCTGATAACCATTTGTTGGTACAAGTTAAAACTGCGTTTTTGGCTTCAAGGCCAAACCGTTCGCCATCTTATCAATTTCAACTTGCCCACGGTGGTAAAAACAAGCGCGTTGCGACTGAAAAGGATTTTGATATTTATGCTTTGGTTGCCAGTCACAACCGCCGCGTGTTGTTCTTGCCCACAAGGTCGCTGTTACAACATACGAAGCGACTGCCGCCATCGCGGTTTACGGCTGAAGCGGAAATTGATAGTTGGCATAAAGCGGTTAATTACGTTTTGGAGATGAGAAAATGAACTGGGATAAATATCCGAATTTTAGCGAAGAAGAATTTGCTTGCAGTGAAACCGGCGAATGCAAAATGTCGGCAGCATTTATGAAAAAGATGCAAGAACTGCGTGACGTTTATGGCAACCCGATGACGATCACCAGCGGCTATCGAAGCCCCAAGCACAGCATCGAAGCGTCAAAGCCGACCGGCAAGCTGTCAACCCACGCAAGGGGATGTGCAGCCGACATAGCGTGCAACGGGCAACAAGCGTATGAAATAATGAAGCTGGCTTTTCAGCTAGGCTTTACTGGCATCGGCGTATCACAAAAGGGCAGTGCGCGTTTTGTGCATCTGGACACGTTCAGCGGGTCGCCAAGGCCGAACATATGGAGTTATTAAAATGTTGGCAGTTTTAGGCAAAATATTAGGATCAGATAGCGTCATTAAGCAAGGTATGAAGCTGATTGACGATATGCACACTAGCACCGAAGAAGAAATTGCGGCTAAAAGCAAAGCCAAGATTGATCTTATGGGTGCCTATGCGCCGTTTAAGATCGCGCAGCGTTACCTTGCGTTAATGTTCGGGGCGACCTTTCTGGGCAGCTATGTGATCGTGTTGTCGATGACAATTAGCGGGCAAGGCGACCCAGATGCAGTGACTAAGGTGATGGAACAATTTAGCATCAATTATGCAATGTTGATTATTCTGGGCTTTTACTTTGGCGGCGGTGTTGTTGATAGCATCAAGGCCAAAAAATAAAGCGACCGAAGCCGCTAAATTTTATATCTGCGGCCACGTTTCTTGAACTGACCTTTGACGACTGGTCTGATGACGCTGGTGCGAAGGCTGCGATTGCTATATTTGCGGCCTAAAGCATCGCTTTCTTTTTCAACGGTCAATATTTTTAGCGTGTCAAGAATTTGCTGTCTTGTCGGCACCATTATGCCAGCCTCCAGACACGCCAGCCTTCGTTTTCAATTTTGCGGGTTGTGTATTTTAGACCGCGATAACGCAGCGCATCACGCAGCGACATTGCCTGTTCATAGGTTTCACAAAGTACGCTGTCGCCAATTTCCATATCGTTGATAATTTCAATCTTGCTGCGACCGGCTGGCGGTACTGGCACGTTCTTTTCTATTTGCATTTAAAATATCCAATCTTTCCCGAAAGCATCCAAGATGCAGAATTTGTTTTGCCCCGTCCACGATCCAATCTGGATCACTAAGGCGCAGGGTCTTGTCGCACCATACGCACCGACCTTGTGCATTTGAGGCCGGTGCATATGTTGGTTTTTTGCGTTTAGAACGGGATATCGTCATCATCCGCGACTGTGGCTGGCTGTTGTGCTGTTGCCGGTGCCGCTTGTTCATCTTGCTTTGATGATGGATAGCTGTTCTGGTTGACGCGCAAAGATAGCGTTTTAACAACAACGCCGTCTTTGCTTGTGTATTCGCGTTCTGACAATTCGCCAGAAACAGTTATTTCCGCGCCTTTAACAAGTGCTGGCTGCAATGTTGCGCCACGATTGCCCCAAATAGAGCAATCCAGCCACACAGTGCTTTTATTCTCGCCATAACCCACATTAGACGCCAAAGAAAAACCAGTGACTTGATCGCCATTTTTGGTTTCTCTTGTTTCGGCATCGCGGCCTAATCGACCGACAAAAGTGCAAACATTCATTTCAATTCTTCCTTCCGTTTAGAAAACATTTCTATTTGATCAACTGGTGCTTTTATGCCGCTGGCACCATACAGCTTTGTGTAAAGCGCGTTGACATCACGCACACTTTTACACGCATCTAATTTTTCAGCTAAAACATCATTGGAGGCGGGGACAGCCGCCGGAGTGGATGCAACGACTGTCCCCTTGTTAGCAGGCTGCGGACGGGAGGGAACCGCGCCACGCTGACTAGCTAAATTACCATCATCGTCCGCCGCATTCAATCCGAACATTGTCAACAAACTTGCCCTGCGGAAATATGTCACGCAGCTAATAAATGACTGCGGCGTGTCTTTTTCCGGCGCAATCTGCAAAAAGCTACTGATCTTTTCGCCGGTTTCCAGATGCACCACAGTCGTCACCAGCGCACCATCTTGGAAATACTGTGCGAATGACAGCCCATATTCGGGCAGCACATCCAGCGCAGTCAGCACATCGCCCAGCGTTGAATATTCTGATTTGAACATTGGGTTTTTGCCAGTTTTGCCGACTGATGCAGCCCTTCTAACATCGGCCAACGCCGCGTGCAGTTTTAAATTTTCCATAATTCTTTCGCCCTTTCAAGCCATTCGGTTTTCATTTTCCACTGATACATATGACCCCAGTCGGGATCGGTGATTGATGCCAACACTTTTGGGTCGGTGCTGACGCGCAATAGATTTTGCCGGATCAATGCTTTTTGCCGCATTTCATTCAGCGCGTTGTTGATGCCATCCGCTTGCAATTCTTCACAGTTATATGCGTTGAAGATGACCGCATCGTGTTCTGCTATATAGATGATTGACGGCGTGACCCGCAGCGCGTGCCAATAAATAGCCGCTTGGCATATATGTGCAAACTCCGGCTTTTTGGGCAGCGTGGCCTTTGCCCAGCCCTGCGACCCGTCTTTCAGCAGCTTTGTTTTACGCGGTGCTTTGGTTTTCATTTCGCCAAACATTGAACCTTCAACAAGCAAATCGACAAAGCCCAAGATTGGCACGTTCACATCATCCAACCAACATTCAATCTTTTCTTCATCAATCGCGCCGGTGAACCCGTTTTCTACACAAATATTCACGCCCTGATGAACCATAGCCGGTATAACTTCACGAAACTTCACACGCAAAACGTCATCTTCATCGGCTGGGTGAAAGTCAAAAGCGATTTGTGCGGCTTCAATGGCTTCATCAATATCAGCCCCGTGGCATACTATAGACTGCACTGCGGTATGTACTGATGTGCCAATTGCAGCACGTTCACCAACGCCAACATCGCGGCGTTCGTCTGATGTTAAATGCAGATAGTCGAATATCCATTTTGCCGGTGAGCGTAATAGCTGACTGGCCGACAAATGACTAAACCCTGCGGTTTTCCAAAGATCACTGATTTCCCGTTTTTTCATAGCAACACCCTAGCGCAGATCGTTCCCAAAATGCAACAGGTATTTTTTCACTTTACAGATACGGTTGTTCTGGGCAAGGATAGGCGCAAATGAAACGGGGGCAGATATGTCTGGCAGCAAATCAAGATCAAAAGGCCGTTCCTACGAATACGAAATTGCAAACGAGTTGTTCCAACAGCTTGGCATCAATTTTGTGCGGGAATTGGATCAAACGCGGGAAAAGCATTTGGGCGATTTACGCACCGAAGACTGCAACTTTCCATTCGTCATTGAATGCAAGCGCAGGAAAATGGGCGTTTCGGGTGATTGGTGGGATCAAGTTTGCACAGCGGCAGCGATTGCTGGCAACGGCAAGATGCCAATGCTTTGTTATAGGCTTGACCGGCAAAAAACCCGCGTCAGAATGCCGGTGCAAGCGTTGACGTTATTGGCTGAGTATGTGCCAGCCGGTGATGTTGCGGAACAGCACGATTGGAGAATGGCTTGTGAAATGGATATGGACACAGCTTGCTATGTGATAAGGGAGGTTCTTGCCAGTGTCAGATAATGATGATAGCCGCCACAGAACGGTCAGTGAGCGCGAATATACAATGATTTCCAACGAAACTTGGATTGATGTGAAAGATTTGACCGTCAACATCACCAAAGGCGTAAGCGGCATAAAGGTCTGGGTTTACCCGCGTGAAATGATCGACAACGCCGAACCATTGGCGATTTGCGAGGCGGATTATATCGCCACCACCAAAAAGCGGTCTAACATTATTCCGTTTATGCCGAAGGGGTGGCGCAGTGATCCAAAGCGGTGATGGTAAATTTGCGATATTATATGCACAAGGCAGATGCCCTAAGTGCCGAAGCTATATGTCAAAGGAAAACGACATATGGCTTTGTCCGGTGTGCAAGATGACCCATAAAGGAGTGGATGAAGATGGAAACCGAACACAATTTGAAGATGGAACTGATAACGATCAGTGAAATCGGCACAGCGTGGAAATGCGACCCGATTAAGTTGCCGCAGTATTGCCAGCTTGATTTTGCGCTAACACGGCAAGGCAAGATCGAAGCGTTTGCCGAAGTCAAGTGCCGCACGTTCAATCGTGATCGTTACAAAACGTCACTGATCCACCTTCACAAAATGATGTATGCGCGGCAAGTGGCTTTTGAGACTGGCATCCCGACATTTTTAATAGTGCGCTGGACTGACTGGATCGGTGCTTGCAGCTTCAAAGTTGATTTTGCCACAACAATCGGTGGCCGGAGGGATCGCGGCATTGAGCGCGATTATGGGTTGATGGCCGAAGTGCCAATTGATGAATTTCATATGATAAAGGAAATAATACTGTGAACCGTTCAAAAGCATTGCAGACTGTGCAAGATATTATGACCCAACGCGGGTCAAACTATGGCGATTTACGCAAAAACTGGTGTGAAGGCGCGAAGCGAATGTCGCGTGTGTTTAAAAAACAAGTCACACCGGAGCAATATGGCGTTGCGATGATTGGCGTCAAAATGGCGCGGTTACAGTCAAACGATTGTCGGCATCTGGATAGCTTGCTGGACATTATAGGCTATGCGGCGTTGACCATAGAAATATTGGGGGAAAACGATGAGCATTAAAGCAGTATCTTGGGCGTTAGAACAATCGCTGGGCGATAGTACCGCCAAGCTGGTGCTGATTGGCATCTGTGACCGTTATAATGATGATTATAATGTGGCGTGGCCTTCAATGAAATGGTTGTCGATTGCGGCTGATTGCAGCGAAAGAACCGTTATCCGCAAGGTGCAAAAGCTTGAAGAAATGGGGCTGTTGTCGATACAAAAGCGACCAAACAAGACCAATAGATACCAAATCATCCCATTGCATAACAACCATAGTGACAATCTGTCACCTAGTGACACAGCTATGTCACCCCATAGTGACACCCATATGTCACCCGAACAATATAGAACAATAAATAAAATAAAGGGGAAAACCAAAGTTGTTGATTGGGAACCTGATGAGGCTGATCGCCAATTTGCTCAAAGCAAGGGGTTGGATGCAGCCGAAGTATTAGAGGCAATAAGGCTATGGGATAAACAGAATGGCAATAAAGCCGCTTATATTGACCTTACAGCCTTTTGGCAGAACTGGTGCATAAGAGATGCCAAAAAGAAGCCAAAGCGCGCCA